CAAGTACATCTTCGGCAATCCCTGGCCCTGCACCAACTTCTTCTATCGCGCTGTCAAGGGCAAGGAAGGTACAGACGACCGAGGCGGAGACATCCTGAGGCCAAACGGCAAAGGCTATTATCGTCGTGTAATACAGATCAAGGCGGAAGATTCGCCCAATATCCGTTACGCGGAAGCTGAGAAGCGAGCTGGAAAGGCCCCCAGCGGTCGCATGGTTATTCCTGGCGTGAAGGGTTATGCGGAGTACCTGAAGAATCGTCAGCTGTGGGACAAGGCCAAGCAGTCCGTATGCCTCGATGCGGAGTTCGCTGAGGGAATCAAGGACTATCTGTACCCCAGGGAATGGATGGACCTGGCAGAAAAGCTTGCTCAGTCGCTTCGAGGCCAGCACCTGCCCGCAGAGACTATGGGAGTAGACTCAGCCATGGGAGGGGACAATACTTCATGGGCTATATGCGGTCCTAAGGGCCTCGTTCACCTCCAGTCCATGAAGACCCCCGATACCGCAGTCATACCCGACATTACCCTAGGGCTGATGCACAAGTATAACTTGCTGCCTGAGAACGTCCTCTTCGACTACGGTGGGGGTGGCAAGGTGCATGTGGACCTCCTGCGTCGAAAGGGCTTCAACGTAAGGGCTATAATGTTCGGCGAACCAGCTAGCCCTCCCATCAGACGCATGCAGGCCCAGATCAAGCAACGAGTTCAGTTCAAAGAAGTTCGGTATGCCTACAAGAACCGCCGAGCTGAAATGTACGGAGTGCTCAGGGACTTCCTCGAACCAACCTGGAATGCTGAAGGCACAATCCAAACCGCTAAGTTCGCTTTGCCAGCCGAGCTTATCAATAGGCCCAGGCCGGACGGAGGGCCGTCGCTCCGACGCCAGCTGGCACCTATTCCGCTGTGGTATGACGAAGAGGGCCGTCTGTTTCTACCTTCGAAGCAGCGGAAGTCAGGCACCAAGGAAAGCGAAGACAAAGTGACTCTGATCGACTTGATAGGATGCAGTCCTGATGAAGCAGATGCCCTGGTCATGGCTTGCTTCGGTATGATCAAGAAAACCGTTCCCTTCGTAGTGAGGTAGGCTGTGTTCGAGCTCCCTGAGATTCCCCTGCCAGTTACTACAGTCAACTTAGATTGGCGAGCGTACTTCAACCGCTTCAGCCGGGCACACGGGGGCGACCCGGTTCAGTACCGCAATCGCCTGCTGTTTCGGGATGGCTGGACCTACAGCGCTACGGACTACGGCGGACCTGAGTGGGCACCGCCTGAGGATCTTGACGAGAAGCGGTTATTCATCGTAGCTTACTGGACTCGTCGCCGGCAGATCGTGCTATTCGAGCGCGACCAATTAGCTATCACCCTGCGAGAACTACGGCACGCTCAAGAGTTGAAGTCAGTGCCGTTGCAGCAGGCTATTCGCTACGAAGCCCTCAACGTCGATGGAAAGCCCACCATGGCTACGGCCGTGGGCGACATCGACTTCGAAGCTTTGCAGGGTCGGCTGGACTGGCTGACTTTGGACATGGACCAGTGCAACCAGAAACTGCGTGAACTAACAAAGGACGACTGATGGCTGTAAGGTCGCTAGCACCAGAACCTTCCCTGTACGACACACCTTAACGCGAGCGAAGAAACACGAGGACGAGATGAGTAGAACAAACTTCGGAAGCAGCGAAGGCAAGAACTTTGGCGGCATCATGGACCCTATCGCGCTGAATAGGCTTAGCGAGATGGTGCAGAACCTAGTCACTTCCAGGACGGCTTACTTCGAGCAGTTCGGGGACCCTCGCCGCGACATCGAGAAGGAGTGCGGCTACCCCAAGGAGCCTTGGAATAGCGAGAACGCCGACAAGTACTACGACATGTACATGCGGGACCCTATCGCCTGCCGAGTATGTAACTGCATGCCTCACGCCTGTTGGAAGGTGACTCCCAAGGTCTTCGAATCGCAAGACGCCGACGAGCAGACGGACTTCGAGAGGGAGTTCTCCTTGCTCGGACGTAAGCTGCGTGGTGTCAGCTACCACAAGGACGTAGAAGACGGCAACATACTCTGGGAGTACTTGAAGCGAGCTGATGTCATGAGCGGCATCGGCCACTTCGGTGTGATGCTGCTGGGCTTGTCTGACGGTAAGAACCTCGACCAACCAGTCGCCGGCGCTCTCGGCGACGCTACGTTCTGGGGTGAGGACAAGACCGAGGGCGCTTTCACCAACGGCAACGTGAACGGCACCGATGCTCAGTATGTCGGTGTCAGCCTGGGGCCGGACAACATTCCCGCTCGGACGAAGAAGGACGCCGGCTTGAACCTCAACTTCATTCGCGTGTTCCCGGAATCGCTGGTGCAGATCACGCGCTACGAAGCTAACATTAGGTCGCCTCGGTTTGGTCAGCCGATCATGTACCGCATCCAGCTCAACGACCCTCGCGAGCAGCACAGCGGAATCGGTCTACCTCTCGCTACGGTGTGGGTTCACTGGTCGCGAGTAATCCACCTAGCCGACAATCTTACGTCCTCGGAGGTCTTCGGTACGCCTCGTATGCGACCCGTGCTGTATCGCCTGCTGGACCTCCAGAAGCTCTACGGGGGCTCGGCTGAGATGTACTGGCAGGGAGCCTTCCCGGGCCTCAGCGCCGAGACACACCCGCAATTGGGCGGAGACGTGACTATCGACCAGCAGGCCATGAAAGACGCTATGGAGAACTACTTCAACAGCCTTCAGCGCTACATCGGCATGGCGGGAGTCAGCATGAAGACTCTGTCGCCTACTGTCGTGGACCCAACCCCTCAAATCGAAGCAGCCCTTCAAGCCATTTGTATCCAGCTGGACATTCCTAAGCGGGTGTTCATGGGCAGCGAGCGTGGAGAGTTAGCTTCCAGCCAAGACGATGCTGCTTGGAACGACCGAGTCATGGGCCGCCAGAACAACTACTTGACCCCCCGAGTAATCACACCGTTCTTGGACCGCCTGATAAGCGTCGGGGTACTGCCTGAGCCCTCGCAGTCCGAGGACGATGAAGTGACAGCCAACAAAGCCACAGGAAAAATCGTGGAGCTGTATCGTCAGCCTGACGGTAGCTTCTCGCAACGTGAAGTGCTCACTGTCAACGCAGCAGAAGGACCCGGTGGCGGTTATTCGGTTGAGTGGCCCGACCTGGACGCTACGACCGACAAAGACAAGGCCCAGATCGGCCTGTTCCGCACCCAAGCCCTGGCGGCTTACGCTGCGGGTGGTGTGGAAGCTTTAGTATCCCCGCTCGATCAGTTCACTAAGATCATGGGTATTCCTTCCGAGCGGGCCAAGAGCATGGTTGAGTCGGCTGAGGACAACTCCCAAAGCGAGGACAATTTGACTCCGATTCCTGACCCCCAAGCTTCGCAAGAACCGCCTGTGGATTCGAGTCAAATGGAGTCCGAAGCGGAACAAGGCGATGAACCAGCTTCGGGAGCACCGGGCAACGAAGCTCCGGAGGGCGGGGATACTACGGAGAACTTTGATCCTGACCAAGAACGTGATGAGAAAGGTCAGTGGGCAGCTGGGAACCATTCTGAATCGCACGATGCTGGAATCATGCACGAAGATAAAGTAGCTGCGAAGGAACGATTTGAAATGATTCATATCCCCTCCAAGCCTACCGCTAACTCAACCCTCTGGCAGAAGCTCAAGCGGCTGGCTGGGAGCTGACCATGTCCACTACCCAGAACGTCAAGCCGATCACTGAAGCCGACATAGCTTTCATCAAGGAGCTACGAAAGCAAGGTGTGCCCGTGTCCGCTATAGCCGAGCGGCTAGGCTTCAACCGTAAGCGCATAGCTCGGGCTATCCAGGGCAAGTCGTACAATCCAGCGGGATGCTATGATAGACCCCGAGTGACTAAGGACTCAGAGGGCGCTGAAGTCTATCGTCACTGCATGATTTGCAAGGGTCCGCTGCCCTGCCTAGAGTGTGCCAGGAAGCTTCGCCGGGAGCTGGGCCTGGTCGGCAAGGAGCCACCAGACATGACAGCGGTACTAGAGCTGTCGCCTGACGAAGCTGAGGCAGTTCGTCGCATCAGGGAGGATGGCTTCTACGACGACTCCAGCGGGGAGATTCGGCCCCCTTGGGACGATGAAACGTACTACAAGCGGGCAGGCATCGACCCAGGACCGATGGAAGCTGTGCCTGTTCCTCTGCTACGCCACGACGTTGACCTCGCGAAGAGGGTTGTCTGATGGAAGCCAAAATACTCAATCGCCGTAGTCGCAACATCCTCAAGCGGGACCCCACACGGACCCTCACCCTGCGAAAGCGCTTTGCTGCTGACGTGAACCGCCGATTCAAGCGCATCAGCGACGCTATCGTGAAGCACGTAGGCGAGGAGAACAGCTTCGGGTTGCCTACGGCTAATGCTTTCTGCCCCACGGGCGAAGGCGGGGGCGTGGACCCAAGCTGCTCGCCGTCGGGCGAAGCTACGCTGCTAGAGCCAACCAAAGACCTTGCTCGCTATTTAGCGTTGTGGGGGCAGGCTACGAAAATGACGGGAGCCAACGGGCAGCAGATCAGGGACGCACTCAACGCTTCACAAGGCTGCTCGGTTTACATTGTCGAGCGAGAAGGGAAACTAGCTGCCGCTATATCGACGCTCAAGGACGAGCGAGGCATTACGATTGGGCACGTAGGGTCTGTTTCACCAGGAGCGGGTAAGGCTGCTATCTCTCACGTTCTGGCACAGGCGGATCGTGAGAGGCTACCCGTCAGGGCCGAAGCAACGATGGAAGCTCGGACGTTCTGGGCCAAGCAGCCGGGGTTCGCACTAAAGCCGAATTCCGTCAACGTGTTCATCAGGGTCCCAACGACCAACGCTTCCGGCGAAGCCGTTCTGCATGACGAAGTGCCAGACATCCGGCAGACTAACCACTACGAGTGCGGTCTATGCGCTGCCAGAGCAGCTGCGGGGGCCTTCGAAATCGGCTTAGGTATCCCCCATGCTGAGTGGAAGCGAGCCCTCGGAACCAGCCTGCAGGAGTCCACGCATCCCGAGCGGATATGCTCATACCTGAGCAACCTCGGGCTGGCGGTGGAAGACGTGTACGGCCTCGGAATCGAGGACCTCCACGACTACCTACGCCGTGGCTTCGTCGTGATATGCCCGGTTCAGGACTACTCGAGTCGACGCGAGAAGGGAGCCACCTTCGCTTATGGCCATTACCTCACGGTGATCGGCTTTGGACCAGGCATCATAATCGCTCAAGACTCCAGCATTGAGAACGTGGAACACGTGCCAGGCGGAGACGTAACGGACCCCGATCCAGACCAGAACATAGAAGCTCCTGGTCGCATCATTGTCCGAGAAGACGACTGGCTGCGAGTTTGGCATGACGTAGGAGTTGATGGCACCAAGTATATCCACTACGGAATCGCTGTAGGACCCGGTACATTAGGTACTCCGCTGACCAACAGCACCCTGACCGCCAACGCTCGCTACGAGTTCCTGACCAGCCCGCAAAAGTTGGCAGCCTTTGCTCGGTGGCTCAAGCAGGTCCTAGGCGAATACCTCGTGGGCGAGGAGCTGACCGACGAGGACCAATGGTGGGATGCTTACATTCAGGACGCTTACAAGAAGGGACAAGGCAGGGCTTTCGATGATACCCGCCCTGTGGTTAAAGCCGCTATGCTCCAGGACCAGGATGCGGTCAGCGACTTCTACAAAGGGTCTAAGGACGAGTTCCTACGTAGCTCCTTCAACCACCCCGAGTCGAAGGAGAAGATAAAGCTCCTGGCCAGCCGGACGTTCACGGACCTCAAGGGGGTCAGCGGCCACATGTCTACCCAGATCAGCAGGACGCTTACGGACGGGCTGGCTCAAGGGCAGAACCCCCGCACCATCGCCAAGACGATGAGTGACATAGTAGACGTGAGTCGTAAGCGGGCTTTAGCAATCAGTCGCACAGAAATTATTCGCGCTCATGCGGAAGGTCAGCTAGACGCTTTCGAGCGACTGGGCCTGGAAGAAGTCGGTGTCGCCGTGGAGTGGGAAGTCAGCGGTCTCGGGGTAACGGCTCTGGGGAACGATAGCCCTTGTAGCCAATGTGCCCCGATGGAAGGAACTGTGTTGAGCATCGAAGAAGCACATGGGATGATTCCGATGCATCCCAACTGCGTGACTGGAGACACCCAAGTTCTGGCGGCTAATTCAGTCGCGGTAATGTCTGCGAAGTACACCGGACAAGTAATTGATATACTTGCTGCCAATGGTCGTAGACTTACCGTCACCCCCCATCACATAATGCTTACGCAGCGAGGTTGGTCTTTTGCGATAGAACTTACACAGGAAGACTATCTCGTCGATGCATTCCTGGGAGACGATCCCATGTCGAGTCCAGAGGATTACTTGGGACATCCCCTGATTGGCGATGTATTTAGCTCTCTTGTGAAAATGGTCGATCCACTTAGGGTTCTTCAGACGTTGCCCATGCCCGAAAATTTCCACGGAGATGGGGAGTCCATCAATTCGGAAATCCAAGTTGTACGTACCCAAGGCATATTGGGCAGTAAGTTTCAGTCCAGCAGCAGTAGCCAGGCTGTGGAATTGTTTCTCCAATCGGGATACATTACGTCCGGTCATTCCTTGGGATTGCAAGGTAAGAGCCTGTTGTCGACGTTCCTGGAGAGGGCGGTGTCTGCCGCGGACTGCCTCGTGCGCAGCCAAGGAGTTTCTAACATTCTCCTCGGGCGTTCTCTGACTGAGCATCAACAACATAGCTTCATGAACGCCACGAAGGGGAACCCCGCTGACCCGAAGGACCTTAGTGATAGTGCTTCGGGACAATCCCAGCTTCTTGTGGATGGTATTAGCCCCCTCTCCCCGCAAATATCTTTGGATAATCTCCTCCGTGGGAAACTGGTTAAGGTTGAATCTGCAACCCCTAGGCATGTTAAGAACCTTTCTGTATTTGATGTAAGTACGTCAGAAACGGCTTATGTGGCTAACGGCATTATAACCAGTAATTGCATGTGTAGTTTTACCCCAGCTAACGTGGGCGAGGACGAAAAGGAACAGAAGCGCAGCCAGAAGTCAATTATGAAAGCCTTTGCCGAAGCGGGCCTGGAAGACGAAGCAGTCAGCAAGGAGCGGCCCCACAGCATATTCAACGAAGCAGCCGGCTACGATAAACCCGAGCGGCCTGACCCCGACGAAGCTGATGAGCTGCTGGAGGAAATCGAGGGGCAGAAGAAGCAGCAGGACTTGCTGAAGCGGTCTACGTGGAATCGCTTATGGAGCTGGTTTGTAGGCAACTACGATCCGAACGAAGCCCGGGACGAGAGGGGCGAATGGACCAGCGGGGGTGGGAGTTTGGAAGCACAACAATTTGTGGAGTCATTTATCACTACAAGCAAAACAACCCCCGACATGTTGGGAGCAGAAGCTCGCCAATTATTGAAACGTACTGTAGGGACAGAGCCGGTAGAAGTTTTTCGGGGTATTGGGGTTATGAGATTCCGAGTAACCCCGGAGGAGTGGAATCAAGTCAAACGGCTTAAGGTGGGTGATCCTGCTCCTGATTGGCTTACAGGCAGGCGACTAGATTTAGCGGATAAACGAAACTTTGTTAGTTATACAAAGTCAGAGGCTGTAGCCAAACGATACAAAGAGGGCCAAGTTGAAATTGTTTTGAAGGGGGTAGCTCCCCCTGATAAAGTCTTAGCCGACTTATCCAACCTAAGAAAATTGGGAAAAACTTTCGCCCCTGACACAATTAGGTATGGGACTCGGGAAAAAGAGTTGATCATTGAAGATAAACTTCCTATGTTTGTTCACTCCATAAGGGGACGATGAATTGGCAGTAACAGTACAAGAGAGGATCCTCCAACTTCTCAGCGACGGGCTTCCTCACTCTCGCGAGGAAGTCAAAGCTTGCATCGGGGATGGCCTGGCTTCCTTCGCTTGTATGCGAGTCCACATTTGCAAGGCTCGCAAAAAGCTTCTCCCCCAAGGCCAAACAATCCTTTGTGAGAAAGGCTATCAGTCAAAGATAAGCTACAGGTGGGTTCGTCTTCTTGCCAGGGAAAATTAAGGGTGCCGATCTAATCGCATATAATGCCCCGCTGACAAGTCCGACTTGCTAAAGGTCGGAAGTGTAGCATGAGGGGTTCTCCTGGTGCAGCCCTGGTGGAGTGATCTGCCAGGGCTGATTTATTGTAAGGTCCCTAAATTACCCAGCTTAAGAGTCCCTTTTAAGGCCTCCAGCGTCGCTTATAAGGCCCTGGAGAGCCTTCCCTGCCTTAGGACCCTCCCAGCTCCCTGAAAAGCCCTCAGCAAGGCGTATAAGCGACGTAGCAACCCTTGTGGGTTAACTCCTTAGGTCAGTTTTAAGTTTCGGGTGCCTGTTTACACATACTCATGCTTTATCTTAGTCTGCTCCTCATGAGCAGGCTCGTTCTCAACCACACATTAAGTAATCGGCTGTCGGGCATTCTGTCCGACAAGTTGACTTTCTTGGTCAACTACTCCGTCGGCAAGGTTCGCTGGGTGACGGAGAACGGCACACAGTACATGGTTGCTCCCCTGAGCATGATCGTCCCTGGCGTACTGCCGGGCTCCAAAGGGCCGCTATATTACCCGCCCGAGGAAATTGCTCAGAACGTCAAATCCTGGGATGGGCAACCTCTCGTCGTGTATCATCCCCATCACCTTGGCAGTCCTGTCTCAGCCAGCCACCCCGGTATCCTGGACAAGCAAGGAGTCGGGGAAGTGCGCAACTCCCACATCAACTCCGGCGGGGAGCTGAAGGCTGAGGGTTGGTTTGACGCCAAGAAGACCTTGAAGGTGAACCCCACTGTATACAACAAGCTGCGAAATGGGGAGCCTATCGAGCTCTCGACTGGCTTGTTTACTTCCAACGAAGAACGGCCGGGAACCTTCAACGGCAAAACATACTCACATATCGCCAGGAACTACAAGCCGGACCACGTAGCTGTTCTGCCCGACCAGACTGGTGCCTGTTCGCTGAAGGATGGCTGTGGGGTTCTGATCAACTCAGGAGATTCGACTATGTCCCTTACTGAAAAGCTGGCGGAGCTGGTTGGGAACGCTAAAGACGCTTTAGGACACGGCAGCGATGCTAGGGGAGCTTCCGCAGCTGCTCTGAAGCATGACCACAAACCCACTCGAAACAAGGAAACTCCTATGGCTCGGAAATACTGCGAGAACTGCGGGATGCTGACCCAGAACTGCTCTTGCAACAGCGTCCACAACGCCAAGAACCTCTGGCGGAAGCTCGGCCAGCTGCTGGGAGTTACTGGGAAGCCCCAGCAAGTCTTGAACGCCAAGCAGAAGGCCCACTTCACGAAGGATGCCTTCGAGGCTAGCGACGCTGCTCACGAAGCCACCTCCCAAGCCGACGACTCCGAGAGCCACGACGTAGCGGCTCAGGCACATGCTGCAGCTTACCGTAGCCACCAAGTGGCGTTGGAAGCTCACGGTGAACCGAAGGACACGGAAGCAGTCGGAGCGGGTACTGCGGACTTGAAGCCTTTGACGGCCATTGAGAAGGCCCACCAGGCTGCTATGGACGATCACCTCCAGCAGGGAGCCAATCACTGGCGTATGGCTCAGGTGGCTGGCAGCGAAGCAGCGGAGTCGGGTACAGTTGGGAGCATCCAGAACGCTAAGGACTCCGAAGACGAAGACGAGGAGTGCGACGGAGAAGACTGCGATGAAGTTGAGAATGACGAAGTTACCAATTCCAATAACGGAGGCCATTCAATGGCGACAACTCTCAGTGCGAATGAACGCAAGGCCGTCGTGGATGGCCTGATCACCAACTGCAACGGCTGCGGTTGGGAAGACGCAGACCGAGGCGTGCTCAACAGCAT